CCATGGAGCTTGCTCAGGATCTTAAGGCAATTCACGGCCTTGACGCTGAGACAGAGCTAACAAACATCCTCTCGTCTGAAATCCTTGCGGAAATCAATCGTGAAGTTGTTCGCACAATCAACATCACTGCTGTCTCTGGTGCTCAGGAAAACACAACAACTGCTGGCGTGTTCGATCTTGATACCGACTCTAACGGTCGTTGGTCAGTTGAAAAGTTCAAGGGTCTTATGTTCCAGCTTGAGCGCGAAGCTAACCAAATTGCCAAGCAGACACGTCGTGGCAAGGGTAACATTGTCATCTGCTCGTCGGACGTTGCTTCGGCACTTCAGATGGCTGGTGTTCTTGACTACACACCTGCTCTTAACAGCAATAACCTACAAGTTGACGATACCGGCAATACTTTCGCTGGTGTTCTAAATGGTCGTCTAAAGGTTTACATCGATCCATATGCAATCGGTGGTAACTACTTGACTGTTGGTTATCGTGGTTCTTCAGCATTCGACGCTGGTTTGTTCTACTGCCCATATGTTCCACTACAGATGGTTCGTGCAGTCGATCAATCAACCTTCCAGCCAAAGATCGGCTTCAAGACTCGTTATGGTATGGTAGCCAATCCATTCGCTCAGGGTCTAACAAAGGGTCTTGGTGGGTTGAACGTATCATCAAACCTTTACTATCGTCGTGTGATTGTTAACAACCTTATGTAATTTTTGCATAAGTGTCATACTAAAAGAGCAAGGTTAACTTGCCAAACTAAAGAGGGAGTTTCGGCTCCCTCTTTTTTTATTATAAATAGTGTTGAGTTTATGGAGATATGTAATGTCAGGATCATCTACACCAACAAATTTTCTTTCACCGATTAATTTTAAATTCTCGATTTCAAGAGCACCTAATGTAAACTTCTTTATCCAAAAAGTCAATATACCTGGATTATCATTAGCTGAAATTGTTGTAAATAATCCATTACTTCGTGTTCCATATCCAGGTGAACATTTGATGTATGATGAACTCCAAATTACTTTCAAAATTGACGAAAACCTTCAGAATTATTTGGAGATTTTTAATTGGATCAAAAGTATAGGTAAACAGGATTATAACTTATATAAAACTATAAATTCACAACCAACCTATTCTGGTAAAGGAATTCGTTCCGATATATCATTACAAGTTTTGACTAGCAAACGAAATCCGAATTATGAAATTATTTACCAAGAAGCATTTCCTGTTCAGCTATCGTCATTAGATTTTGATGCCTCAATTGAAGATATTAGTTTCTTAGAAGCAACAGCATTATTTCGATATACTTCATATGATATAAACAAAACCTCTTGACTTTCCTAACAAATTACGATATAATTGCGATTATTTGTTATGGAGGATGACGTGAAGTTTGAAGATGTGTTGGCGGAATGGGATAAAGATTGCATTATCGATAAGACTGAACTTGGTGATGAAAGTGTAAAGATTCCAAAATTACACAACAAATATTATAAAATTTTCATTGCAGAAAGATCGGCTCTTAAATCTCTCGAAGCCCAAATGAAAATTCTAAAGCTTGATAAGCACGAGTTTTATACTCAGGGTCATACTCAGGAAACGAAAGAAAAAGGTTGGGAACTTCCAGCCAGAGGAATGATTTTGAAGTCAGACCTTTCTATGTATATGGATGCAGACAAGGATATAATTGCGCTTTCATTAAAAATCGGTTTGCAGCAAGAAAAAGTCGAAGCTCTTGAGGCTATTATCAAGACTCTCAATAACCGAGGATATTTGCTAAAAACTGCAATGGACTGGGTAAAATTTCAGAATGGTGGATAATGATTACAATTAAAAAATATGATGAAACTTATGCAAAAATAATATGTGATCCAGGTATTGCCATGGAAATTTCGGATCATTTTACATTCGAAATTCCTGGTGCAAAGTTTATGCCAGCATTTAAAAATAAAATGTGGGATGGTAAGATAAGACTTTTCAATGCTATGTCGTGTCTCTTGTATGTTGGTCTTATTCAGCATTTGCAAGTATTTTGTTCCGCAAGAGATTATGATATCGAATATGATGGAATTGATGGTGATACAGAATTTTCATTGATTGAATGTAAAGAATTTATTCAATGGCTTAAACCAAAATATGAACCAAGAGAATATCAGGTAGAAGCTTTTGTTCATGCCGTAAGAAAACGTCGGGCATTACTTCTTTCACCAACATCATCAGGAAAATCTTTGATGATTTATATGTTAGCTCGATATTACGGTAAAAAAACTTTAATCATCGTTCCTACAACATCATTAGTTCATCAGATGACTTCAGACTTTGTTGACTATGGGTATTCAGAAGATAAAATCCATAAGATCATGGAAGGCTCAAATAAAGAATCTGATTGTCCTATTATCGTTTCCACATGGCAATCTATCTACAAACTTCCAAAATCTTGGTTTGCTAAATTTGAAGTCGTAGTTGGGGATGAGGCACATTTATTCAAGGCCAAATCTCTCACTGATATTATGACGAAATTAAACCAGTGCGTATATCGTTTTGGTTTTACTGGAACGCTTGATGGCACACAAACCAACAAACTTGTTCTAGAAGGTCTCTTTGGTCCTGTCAAGAAAGTAACAACTACCGCAGAACTTATAGAGCAAAAATATGCTGCTGATCTCAACATCAAATGTTTAATATTAAAACATCCAGATGATGTAAGAAAACAAATTGCAGGCATAGATTACCAGACAGAAATTGATTATATTGTCACAAGCACAAGAAGGAATAGGTTCATTAAGAACTTAGCCTTATCACTGGAAGGTAATACATTGTTGTTATTTCAATTTGTGGAAAAACAAGGTAAACCATTATTTGACATGATAAAAAAAAGTTGTGATGACAGAAGTATTTTTTATATTGATGGTTCAACAGAAAGTCAAGAACGTGAGAAAATTAGAAATGAAGTAAATTTGGGGATTTCTGGAAATTTAATTAAATTTGATTTTGGTAATATGTTAATACCTGATGATATTGAAGTTTTATTGACATCAGGCGAAAAAATAAAAGCGAAACAAATTACAAAAGACACAGATATTTCAGAAAAATGGATAGGAAAAAATAAAAATTTATATAAATACCCGTAGAAACTACAGGAGTATACATGAATTATAACAAAATTTATTTTTCTTTAATAGAAAAAGCCAAAAATAGAGTTTTAGAGGGTTATGTTGAAAAACATCACATAATTCCAAAATGTTTGGGTGGATCAGATAGTATAGACAATTTGGTAGTTTTAACTCCAGAAGAACATTTCTTAGCACATTTATTGTTATTAAAAATTTACCCAAACAATACAAAATTAATATATGCAGCAGCTATGATGACCGTTCATAACTCTAATTATAGGATGAATAATAAATTATTTGGTTGGTTAAAACGCAAAAAAAATATTCAAGCATCTATCGATATGAAAAATGATTGGTTAAAAAATAAAGATAAAAGAATTTTTTCATTATTAGAATATAATAAAACAGAAAAATCTAAAATAATAAAAAGTGAGTCTATGAAAAAAGTCTGGGGAAATAACCCAGAAAGAAAATCGCAAATAAGTGAATTACAAAAAGAATATAATAAAAAAACAGCAGAAAAAAATAAAGAATTATGGAAAACCGAAGAATATAAAACAAAAATGAAACAAAGACCTCACGGAAGCAATAGTTCTTCTATGAAAAAACTCTGGGCAGACCCAGTATTTAAAGAAAAGATGTTAAAGGCTAGGAAAAAAAAATGAAACCAAAAGAAGTAAAACATATAAAACATTCGATATTAATTGGTTCTTATGGGTGCCTAAGCACAGGTATTAACATTCGTAATTTGCATAACATTATATTTGCTAGTCCTTCAAAATCACGGGTTAGAAATCTACAATCGATTGGCAGAGGTCTTCGTAAATCCGATACAAAATCTAACGCAACTCTCTATGATATAGCTGATGATCTTTCCTGGAAGTCTAAGAAAAATCATACCATGTTACATTTCATAGAACGTATTAAGATATACGCAGAGGAAAAGTTTGAATACAAGATATACAACATAACACTATTATAATTCATCATCTCTTCACTAACGATTATACCAACAACTCAGAAGGCTGTCAATATGAAAAAGCGTCACTATGTGAACAATGTGGATTTCTTTAATGCTCTCGTTGAGTTTAAAAATAAAACTAAAGAAAGCAATGAATTTGTGGCTATTCCCAATTATATTGGAGCCTGCATAAACGAAATCTGCAAACGACTATCGACCAAGGCCAATTTCGTTAATTATACATACCGTGATGAAATGGTTGGTGATGCGGTAGAAAATTGTGTCGAGTCCATTCACGGATTCGATCCTGAGAAATCCAATAACCCGTTTGCATATTTTACCAGAATTGCATGGAACGCAATGCTGAGACGTATCGCAAAAGAAAAAAAGCAAACGTATCTTAAATATAAGAACATGCAAAATCTTCATTTGACGGAAGATGCTCATGGAGAGTTGCATTTAAGTAACGATGAAATTGCTAATGAGATTATCAAAAGCTTCGAAGAAAAGTTGACTAAGACCCCAAAATAGGCTATAATGCGAGTTATGAAAAACTTTCGCAAAGGAATTTAGAGGACCAGACATATGATACAAAAACATCTTATTCCGCCCGCAGTGATAGATTGTGTGGAGGGAATGACCAACAAAAATTTTAATGTAAATGTTCGCAATAACTATGAAGATAGGGTTCGAGCCATTAAAGAATATTGTGAACAAGAACTAAACAAGAAAAATTTTAATACTAAAAAAATAAGATAATGAAGGTGAAAGGAGAATCGGTATGGCTAGATTAGCTCTTATAGCTGATACGCACTTTTGGTGTTCGTAATGATCATGTTGCATTTTTGGATAACAACAGAAAATTTTTAAATAATATTTTTTTTCCTCTGATTGACACTATGAAAATTGATACGATTATTCATCTTGGTGATTTGGTGGATCGTAGAAAATATATTAATATTCAGACTGCAAAACGTCTGCGTGAAGATTTTATTCAGCCAATCATAGAACGTGGTATTGATTATCATCAAATTCTCGGAAATCATGATATTTACTACAAAAACACAACGTCGGTGAATTCTATCCAAGAACTTTGCTGTCCCACAATGAATTCTGAAAAGTTTCATGTTTACGATACAGCAACCGAAGTTGTTTTACATGATGCTAAATTTCTTTTTGTCCCATGGATTTGTCAAGAAAATAAAGATGATACATTTATCAAAATTAATAACACGTCTGCTCAAATTTGCCTCGGCCATCTTGAATTACGAGGATTCCAGATGTTTAAAGGTAATGTTTCGACTCATGGTGATGATGCGAACATTTTTAGCCAAAAGTTTGATCTTACTTGCTCTGGTCATTACCATCATCGGTCAAATGATGCTGGTGTTTATTATCTTGGTAGCCATGGTCAATTTACTTGGTCAGATTATGGCGATTCTAGGGGTTTCCATATTTTAGATACGGAAACGAGAGAATTGACTTTCATCGAAAATCCTTACAAGATGTTTATGAAAGCATTTTATGATGATAGCACTTGCACATCAGACGAATTACTGAATTGTGATTTCAGTGCTTTCAATGGAGTGCTATGTAAAATCGTGGTTCGTAATAAAACCAATCCTTACTGGTTTGATATGTTCTGCGAAAAAATCGAAAAGGCGGGTGCTTTAGATATTCAGATTGTTGAAGACCACTTGAACCTAGACCTAGAAACCGAATCTGATATTACTGATGAAGTTGAAAACACAGTTGATATTTTCCGCAATCATATCAATGACATATCAGGATCAGTGAATAAGCAAAAACTCGAAAACATAATAATCAACCTTTATCATGAAGCAATGGCACTTGAAGTATGAGTATTGAATTTAAATTTATTCGGTGGAAAAACTTCCTTTCGACAGGAAATGTTTTCACAGAACTTGATCTGAGCAAATCCGGGACCACACTCATTGTAGGTGAGAATGGTTCTGGTAAATCAACGATGCTTGATGCATTGACCTTTGGTTTGTTTGGTAAGCCATTCCGTAATATCAACAAAGGTCAGCTAGTCAATTCTATCACACGCAAGGATGCTTTAGTTGAAATTGAATTTTGGTCTGGTTCAAATATGTATCGGATCGTTCGTGGCATCAAACCAAATCTTTTTGAAGTATATTGCAACGAAAAGCTAATGAACCAAGATGCCGAAATGAAAGACTATCAGGCAATTCTTGAAAAACAAATCCTCAAAATTAACTTCAAATCATTTTGTCAAGTTGTAGTTCTTGGGTCTGCATCGTTTGTTCCATTTATGCAACTCACAGGACCAAATCGAAGAGCCATCATCGAAGACCTTCTTGATCTTGAAATTTTTACTAAGATGAATGTTTTGCTCAAAGAACAGATTCAGCAGAACGAAAAGGATGTCCAAACAACCGAATATGAAAAGAAAGTTGTCAAGACCAAAATCGAAATGGTTCATCAACATCTCAAGGAACTTCGTTCTAAAAACGAAGAGTTTATCAAAAATAAACAAATTCTGATCGATGAATATGTGACCCGTATCAAAAAAGATACTCAAGAACTACAAATTCTTCAAAGCAAGGTTGATGAACTCGTATCACAAAGAGAAGATAAAAATCAAATTGACAATGATCTGAACAAACTTCGTGATTATCGCACTAAATCAATGAATAATAAAGATATTTTAATTAAGGAAATATCTTTCTTCAAAAAACACGAAAATTGCCCAACATGTTCTCAGGGCATCGAACCTTCTTTTGCTGCCGAAATTGTGAAAGATAGACAAGATAAAGTTGCTAAAATCGATAAGGCGATGGTAAGATGGGAAGAAGCTAATAAGAAAGTTATGGAGCGTGTTAGTAAAAACAATCAAATTGGTGATGATCTTTACAAACTAAATTCTTCTTTTATGGAATTTCAAAACACAATCAAACATTACAAATCGATGTGTGTATCTGTGCAGAATGAAATCGATACTGCAAAAAAATCCGTGAAGCAGACAACAGAAACCAAAATTGCTGACCTTGAACAAGACTTAACTAAGGTTGAAGAAAAGTTCAACATTCTCCAAGAAGATCGTCAGGTATTGGCAGCCGCTGCTCTTATGTTAAAAGATGGTGGTATTAAGACTAAAATTATCAACCAATATATTCCTGTTATCAACAAACTGGTTAACAAGTATCTGGCAATGATGGATTTCTTCGTTAGCTTTGAAATGAATAGCGAATTTCAAGAAAGTATCAAGTCAAGATATCGTGATGATTTTAGTTATGCATCTTTTTCCGAGGGTGAAAAACAAAAAATTGACCTAGCCTTGTTGTTCACATGGAGAGCAGTAGCAAAACTTCGTAATTCTGTAAGCACTAACTTATTGATTTTAGATGAGGTTTTTGATAGTTCTCTAGATTCATCAGGCACAGATCAACTTATGGCTATCATTCAATCTCTGGCAGCCGATAATAGCATGTTCGTTATTTCCCATAAGGAACAGATGAACGATAAATTCAGCAACATCATTCGGTTCGCTAAACACAAAAACTTTTCAAAAATGGAATCAGCAGCATGACACAACAATTTACTTTTCTAAGAGAAAAGAGTGCAAATTTTGATTTTACCACTCCTCCCTTCGAACCTATCGAATTTGCCCAAGAACTTGTTAAGACAATGTATGATAATGGTGGAATTTGTTTATCTGCTTCACAATTAGGTATACCGTATAGAGTGTTTGCCATGAGAGGTGATCCACAAAACTTTGTATGTTACAATCCGCGTATTGTCATGCCCAGCACAGAATTGGTCACACTTGAAGAAACTAGCTTGACATGGCCAGGAATGTCTGTTAAAATTACCAGACCAAAGCATGTGAAAGTTCGTTTTGCTTTACCGAATAGTGAAATTCGAACGGAAACATTTTCTGGAATTACTGCACGTGTCTTCCAACAATGTCTTGACTTTCTTGATGGATATGAGTATTATCGTCATGCAAACCCAATCCATCGTGAAAAGGCTTTGCGTCAACATAAACTTTGGATAAGAAAGAACCGAAAGTGAAAACTACTTAATTTTTGAAGGGTAATAATTTGTGTAAACTCTCTATTATTATAAATAGATTATAGAGTTTACACAAAGGGAAAAAAATGAAAAAAGCTATGCCACAAATGGCCAGAACTGGAAAAAATAAATACGGCGATCCAAAACCAAAAATAATCTGCAAAATGTGTAAATTGGAATTAAGGCAAAGTAAATTTTCAAGAATAGATAAAAATGACGAATCTAAAGGTATCAGGCCAAATTGTAAATCGTGTTCAGCCAAAAAAGCTATAATTGAAAAAGAAAGACGAAAAAATAACTGGAAAACCAAGCCAGCGTATGCTATGTTGAATAACTCAAAACAAAGAGCGAAAGCCGCCGGTCTTGAACATACATTGATTATCGAAGATATCATAATTCCAGATTATTGCCCGGTTTTAGGAATAAAACTAGAAACTGGTGATAGAAAAAAACATTTCAACTCACCATCAATAGATAGAATTTATAATAATAAAGGATATACAAAAGATAATATAGTGATAGTTTCAACAAGAGCCAATCTATTAAAAAAAGATGCAACTATAGACGAATTGAATAAATTGAGTAATTTTTATAATATGTTTAATAACAAGGAATAAAATGCAAATTTTTTATGTTGATATCGACCCAAATAAAGCTGCTGTATGTTTAGTAAATAAGCATATTATAAAACAAATTTTAGAATCTGCTCAATTGCTATCAACTGCCCATCGTGTTCTTGATGGACAGGAAAAGACCGAAAAGTCCGATACTGGTAGGAACGTAAAAAGATTCGTTCTTAACGACAGCCGTGATAGTATTTTGTATCAGGCAACGCACATCAATCATCCATCTGCCATTTGGTGCCGTCAATCCAAAGAAAATTACAAGTGGCTTCTAATGCATTTCTTTGCTTTGATGGCCGAATACACATATCGTTATGGTAAAGAGCACAAGTGTTTCGGTGCCATTTCTAGCTTTCTCATCGACTTTCCTAACAATCTAAAAGATAATGATTGGACTCCAATGCCTTCGTGCATGGATGAACAATATATTATTTCGACTGACCCTATGATCAACTACCGCAACTACTACAAGGTGGGCAAGGCTTCGCTTCACTCTTGGAAATATCGTCAACCCCCAGCATGGATTACCAAATGAATGAAAATGAAGAGTTAGAAGATAAGCAAATGGAAGCCATGTTATCTAACATCGATAGTCTTATCATGATGTGTGATAACCCTCCACAGTTGCTATTACTTGCTTCTGCAATGCTATCATCAGCAAAATTGATTTACGAAACAACCATTGGCCCAGTAAATGCCAAAAAAATTATTATGGAGATTGTTAATGACGACAAAAACTAAAAAAACTGAATTTTCGCTTACAACAACCGAGGTGAAAAATCTTCGTGCAATTCAGGAGAAACTACATAACCAGTCAGTAAAAATGGGCTGGCATTCTAAGCCTCGTGAAATTGGGACTATGATTGCTCTTTGTCATTCGGAACTTTCAGAAGCTCTTGAAGGTGCCCGTAAAAATTTGATGGACGATCATCTTGTAGATCGTAAAATGATTGAGGTGGAACTTGCTGATTGTATTATTCGTATTCTTGATTTGGGTGGTATACAGGGTCTTGATATTGCTGGTGCAATCGCTGAAAAGCATGACTACAATGCCCACCGAGCAGACCATCAACTCGCCAATCGTGAAAAATCAGGAGGAAAGGCATTCTAATGTCGGAGATTTTTAATGGTGGTAATTTGACACTACACGGAGAAATCACACCAGTAGACATTACTTCTGGTGGACTTACTACATCTCCAAACTATAAATATAATGAAGCAACAATCATCGCAGATTTACAATCATATGTAAATAGCACTTATGGTGAACACTACAGCACCGATGAAGAAGTGACCTGTTTTGATGCTTGGATTGCTCTTGGGGATTCTACACCAACGTTTCGAAATACTGCAATTAAGTATCTCTGGCGTTCTTTTAAGAAAGGAACGCCAGAGGATCATGAAAAAGATATTTTAAAAGCAATTCATTATTGTATAATGATGCTTTATATGATTAAAAAGGGCAAATAACGGAGAAACAGATGCTATCTTTCAAAGACTACCATAACAAAACATTGAATGAAGAATCCACACCAAGTTTTGAGCCTGGATTTAAAACATTCAGACATGGTAAAACTTCAATTGATTATAGCATCAATCCTCGCCAACCTAAGCAAGCAGAAATTCACATGGTTTTAACAGATAAAGACGAAGCCGGTAAGGGTTCCGCCAGAAAAGCCATGGGTGAATTTCTTAAACATTCGGATCGTAATGGTGTCAGAACGCATCTAACACCTGAACCATTGACTCCTGATGTTAAAAAAACTAAACTAACTAACTTTTATCAATCTTTGGGTTATAAGCCAAATAAGGGTAAAAATAAAGATTTTACTGTTAGATCAACTCACATTAGAGAACCACAATAATATCATTAAAGGAATAAAACATGGAAATAAAAATTGAAATGGACGAACTGCGTAAGCGCAAACTTTTCTTAGCTGCCCCAATGTATGGTGGTATGTGTGCAGGCATGTTCACAAAGTCTGTAGCCGATCTAACTGCAATGTGTGCCGCAAATGGCATTCATATGCAATCATACTTCCTATTCAACGAATCGCTAATTACTCGTGCCCGTAATTACTGCGTTGACGAATTTATGCGTTCCGATTGCACTCACATGATGTTTATCGATTCTGATATCGGTTTCGATCCTCGTGATGTTCTTGCATTGCTTGCTCTTCAGTCTGATGAATCTGAATACGATGTTCTTGCTGGTCCTTATCCTAAGAAGTGCATTAGTTGGGAAAAGATCAAGCTTGCGGTAGACAAGGGTATGGCAGATGAAGACCCCAACGTTCTTGAAAAGTTTGTTGGTGATTACGTATTCAATCCAAAGAATGGTGGCGGTTCTTTCCGCATTGATGAACCAATTGAAGTTTCTGAAATTGGAACCGGGTTTATGATGACCCGTAAGAGCACATTCGAAAAGTTCCGTGATGCTTATCCTCAGTATTCGTATAAGCCAGATCATATTCGCACAGCACACTTTGATGGTTCTCGTGAAATTCATATGTATTTCCAAGCAGAAATTGAACCAGAATCGAAGCGTTATCTTTCGGAAGATTATTGGTTCTGCCATTATCTAGGAAAGATTGGCGGGAAGATTTGGTATTGTCCTTGGATGCGTCTACAGCATGTTGGTAGTTATATCTTTGGTGGTTCTCTTGCTGATCTTGCTTCTATTGGTGCTCCTGCTACTGCCGATCCTGCACAGCTAGGCAAAAAAGTTTAACTTGACAAAGGGGAATCAACATACTAAAATGCGTTGATTCCCTTAACTTCTTTGGAGATTATATTATGATTTTGAGTGCTAAGACTTTGAATATTCTAAAGAACTATTCATCTATCAACCCATGCATTATGGTTAAAGCTGGTTCCGAGTTGACAACGATTTCCCCAAACCGAGATATCACATCAAGAGCAAAAGTTTCTGATGTGTTTCCGAAAGATTTTTCCATCTACAGCCTATCACAATTTCTTCAGGCAATCACTTTGCTTGAAAACCCAGAACTTGAATTTAATGATCGATATGTCAATATTTACAATCAACAAACTTCTTTGATTTACAACTACTGCGAACCAGAACTTCTTAAAAAGGCTTTTAAGATTCCAACTTTTTCGAACCTAGAAGTTTCTGATTCAAATAGCGTTCAATTTAAGCTTTTATACAAGGATATTCAGGATACACTAAAGGCAATCAGCATTATGAATCTCACTGACATGTCATTCGTTGGTTATGGTGAGACTATCAAGCTTCAGGCTGAAAAGAAGGAAGATAGTAATAGCGGTGTAAAGTCTGGATTTTATAGCACTATTATTGGACAGACTGATAAGAAGTTTTGTGCTTATTTCAATCCTGCAACCATCAAAATGATTGCTACGGATTATGATGTTAAGATTTCTTTGAATAATTCTTTGAAGGTAATTTACATGAATAATCCAGAAATCGAATATTGGATTATCATGAAAGATAACTCAAAACTTAACTTGACTTGATATAGGTCATAGGCTATATTTACCGAACGGGAAGATTTACTTAGATTTATCAAAATTAATGGTAAATCTTCCCGTTCGGTAATTTTTTTATTATGTAATTGGAGAAAGTGAATGCTCGAACAATATCTTTGGGTTGAGAAATATCGCCCACAAAAGATCACTGATACTATTCTTCCTGCTTCATTAAAGGCTATGTTTCAAAATTATGTTGATCAGGGTAATGTCCCTAATATGATTTTAGATGGCAGCCCAGGTATTGGAAAGACTACCGTGGCTCGTGCCTTGCTTGAAGAAATTGGTAATGATTATATCATCATCAATGGATCAATGAATGGTAATATTGATACTCTACGAAACGAAATTTCTGATTACGCTTCTGGTATGTCTTTTAGTGGCAAGCGCAAGTATGTCATTCTAGATGAGGCAGATTACCTAAACCCTAATTCTACTCAGCCTGCTCTTCGTAATTTCATGGAAGAATTTTCAAGTAATTGCGGTTTCATTTTGACTTGCAATAAGAAAAACCGTATTCTTCCTGCCCTACATTCCCGTGCTCCTGTAGTCGAATTTAAGATCACCAAGGAAGAAATGCCAAAGCTTGCTTCTCAGTTTATGAAGCGAGTTGATTTTATCCTCAACAGCGAAAATATTAAATATGACAAGAAAGTCATTGCTGCCGTCATTAGCAATCATTTTCCTGATTGGCGCCGAGTGCTAAATGAACTACAGAAATATTCTGCTCGTGGTGTGATCGATACTGGCATCTTGTCAGATTTTGAAGAACTTCCGATCAAGGAAATTATCAAGCTATGCAAGAACAAGCAGTTTGATGCCTTGCGTAAATGGTTGGCAGAAAATCCTGAAGTTGACCAGAATGATATGTTTCGTTTGATTTATGAGTATGCAGACACATCATTCGTAAAATCTTCAATTCCTGTTCTGGTTATGAAGATTGCAGAATACCAATTCAAGGGTAGTTTTGTTGCTAATCAAGAAATTAATTTGCTTTCATTTTTTGTTGAGATCATCCGTGAATGTGAATACCTATGATGATTCGAGAAACATTATTTGGGCCAGAGGAAATCCCAGACGTTGAGGAACCTGAAGTAAAACAACGGGTTGACGTTTGGGTTATGATCAACTCAATCAAAAATCACAAAAATTATATGTATTCAGAGGATACTGCTAAGGCATACAATCCGTGGATCGTAAATAAGGCTATTTCGGCTTTTCCTGAGTATCTTCATCTTGCTGAAGCTATGAATTTTTATCCGAATATCGATCCACAAATGCAATACGATTTCTATTTTCATTCACTTCCCCAAGATAGACGCTATAAGAATTGGGAAAAGAAGCAAAAAAGCAATGACGATAAATACATCGAAAGTTTAGCTAGACTCGAAGATTTGTCATTGTCAAAGTCAAAAATTGCTTGGAAGATTTTATCCGATAAACAAAAGAAGGAAGTTGTGGCTAAACTTTTATCGTCAGAGAATTCAATCTCCAATAAAAATAAATAACGGAGAACTTTATGAGGTATAAAAGTCATGCTATTAACAGAAACATTCTTGGAGGTAAAACTAGCCAGTGAAGAAGATTTCCTTAAAGTCAAGGAAACTTTAACTAGAATTGGTGTGGCGTCTCGTAAAGACAAAAAATTATTTCAATCTTGCCATATTCTCCACAAGCAAGGAAATTATTTTATCGTTCACTTTAAAGAACTTTTTGCTCTTGACGGAAAACCTACAGACTTTTCAGAAGAAGATAAGGGTAGACGTAATGCCATTGCTGAATTGCTGGAAGATTGGAATCTAGTTCAAATCGTTGATAAATCAAAATATCAGGAACCTAAAGCTCCCATGAATCAAATTAAAATTATTTCACACAAAGAAAAGTTTGATTGGGAACTTGTAACAAAATATACAATAGGAAAAAAGAGACATACATAATGTGGTTTTGTAAAAAAAAGAAGTCTCCCGAGGAACGTAAAAGTGAGGCGGAAAGAAAGTTAGCTCAAATTGAACAACTTCTCTTTCCGCCTTTTTCTACAGAGTCTTCACCAGAAGGCATGATTTTTCATGTCGATTACAGCATTGATAGTAATTTAGAAGGTGCGTTGGCCGATCTTCAGGACGGTAAAAATGACACCATCATTCATAAGACTGTCAATGTCTCGATTAAAAAACTAATCGAAGCACGTAAAATTCTAGAAGCATATCCTTTTATTGATAAGCGTGCACAATATGTTGTTGTAGACAACCCGCCTGATCATATCGAAGGAATTGAAGAAGATGAATACCAAAGAGGTTAACGATCTATTTGATACCATACAAAAATTCGTCCAGACCATTATTGATCTGGACGATGATAAAAAAAGATTTGATCATAGAAAGCTACAAGAGCGAATCGAAACTCAATATAAGCCAATAGCAGATCAGCTTAAGAAGCAACTTTATATGATTGATACGAATTCATCTTCTGTTTTGCCGAATAATCGTTTGAGTAATACACCGCACGAAGATCGAAGGTAGCGATAGCTCTAGCGCAACCGATACATGGCTTCGACAATCCCCAGCACTCTTTATTGTCCACCGTTTTTACTCGGCAGATATAAAGAGTGCTTTTTTTCAGGTCGTCTACGCTAAGACACTTAAGAGCATTTTTTATAGCATCAACTTCAGCGTGCAAAAAAATCGAATCTTTGTTGGTGCCAAACTTTGCCTGGAACGGGTGACTCTTTAGCTGGTTCATTCCAAACGAAGCAATCGTATTTTTATGAACAATGCAAGCGCAAATTCTGGCATTGGCTACCTTCGTCATTGAAGATGCCAACTTTGCCAGAATGTTCATATAATGTGACGGCTCATTCATGATCATATACCTTCTTAACTCTTTTATAGGCAACCTTCGATTCCACAACACGTTTGCGGAAAAGTGGTGATGACAAAACCTTAGCCACCAAGTTTTTTGGCTTTGGTGACTTTTTCCTTTTTGTCTTGATCGTAGCGCACATACAAACCCAACTCCCTTCCATAAGCCTCGATTTCCCAAGGCACATCCCAATATCCGATTTTGTTTTCGTCAACAAGGGTATTTTTCCAGCGGTTGAGATGACCCCTACCTTTGACATAAGCGATAGTCAATTCACCTTTTGCCATTTGTTTGACATGGACCATCTCATGCGCCAGACATTGTAGAGTTTTAGGACGACTAAATCCCGAATCAATGTTGATGGTAAATTCACGATGAATTTTTGCATCCTCATCTTCAAAATTACAATCGGCTTCAGTCTGGCGTCGTTTCATCAAGTTAGGAACAAAAGTCACATTCAACTTGATATTTTTTGAAAGACGTTTGCCCAACAAAATTTCTGCATAAAACTCAAGTGCATCATGAATTTCATTTAGATCAACTTTATTAGGTGAACCGTCAAAATCGATTAGCATTTAGATATATACTCCTGTTTAACATCAGCTATTATACAGAGGTTTAAAATTCTGTCAATAGAAAAATGTTATATATCTATGCAATAAATTCATGGCTGAGAAGCTGTAATCACTTTTCATTCTTAATACGATCCATGAGTTTATTGATTGCGGGTTCCAAATCATCCACAAGCGATTCGACAAAACCAAGCACTTCAACCATTCCCCATGCATGACCTCTTTCATAAGCCATATACGAAACGGTAGCACGCAACTCAATCGGAAGACGTGACAAGATTTCGTTCTCTTTTGTGTTGAACTCTTCGTCAGTCATTGTTTGTTATCCTATGTGTTAAGTTGATGGACGATAAGAGACCATAAGAATTTAAGAATGTCGATGATAGATTATGCATGGCTGATCTGCGTTTATGATGTTTGACGTTCTTGAGATTCCTGATATGATGCTTCTACCAACAGGAGATTAAGACATGGCATTGGTCGTAGACTTCGGGGAGCACGAAATCGTCACCACCTGGGTCAACGAAGAGGATGGTGAGTGCCGATATCGATATGATCCCTGCTATCGTGTCACTGTGGATGATGATTACGGTATCGAATATACCCACCGCCATGCCTTTCCGTTCACCGACGCTGGATATGCTGCATGTGAAACTCTCTACAACAAAGTGCGTGATAAAATTGCAAAAGATGGCATAAAAGCACTTGATCTCAATTTCTGGAATGGTCGCATTGTTTATGGTTCTAAAGCATATTGCGATGAAGAACCCTACATTGTAAAGCGTAAACGTGAAGATGCCATGATGTAATAGGATAAAATAATACAAAATAAGACTTGCATATCTTCTGAAACCTGATAAGATGCTTTTATCAAGAACGGAGATAACTACATGCCTCGTGGTATTGCTTCCAACGGACAACGTGCTCGCCGCAGG